TCTTAATGGGACCACGAACAGAAGCAGTACCTGTAGCACCAGAACCGCCGCCGCCAACAATAGTAATAGAAGGTTGAGAGGTATATCCAGTACCCCCATCATTGATAAGAATACGAGAAACTACACCTTTAGTAATGATTGCTGTAGCAGATGCACCAGCACCGCCACCACCAACAATCGATACAAGAGGAGATGAAGTGTATCCAGTACCACCGTTAGTAACAGTAATCTCACTAAGAGAACCGTTAACGACTACAGATGCTGCAGCGCCAGTACCACCGCCACCACTAACGGTGATTGCTGGTGGGAATGCTGCATCATATCCTTTACCTGCATTATTGATAGTAACTGAGGTAACAGCACCAAAAGTTTTAGTAATCTTAGACTTATAAGACCAAATAGAAACACCATTTACCCATGTACCAATAGGACCTGGGGAAATCAGATTCTTAGTGGAGATAGTACTAGGAACAATGGGGAATCTGTTTAGTTTACGCTGGTTGCCAGGAAGAAGTGCCGAACCAGGGAAAGGACCGATCTTATAGTTGGGAATACCAGTAGAAGCAACATATACTTGACTGGTGTTGAAGAACGTGTTCTGTACGTTTGTAGTGTAAGGTCCAATAGCATTCGATACCGCAGTATTATCAGACTTACCTTTGTTCAAGTCAACAGAAACGAGAATATTACCCTGAGGTATTACTGTTGCTGGTTGAGGAAGTTGATACTGGAAAGTAGTAGAACTATCTCTAGAAGTAACAAGGAAAGATCCGTTGTAGATGATAGGGTTTGCACCATAAACTGTAACCTGGTCTCCAACAAGCAGACCATGAGGATTACGACAAGTTACGGTTGCAGAACGGTTGTTAACACCACCAAATGTAATAGTTTCAACTTCAACAAGTTTTTTGACATTGTACAACCAGGTTGTCAGTTCAGGACCAGTACCTGTGCCACCCAACTTAGAAACGGTAAGTTTATCACCAGGCAGATAGTAAGAACCAGTGTTTGTCAGAGTTGTTTGTTGGGCGTCAACGATACCAACAATGTTCATGACAACTTCCTGAGAAGTGCCTTTGTTGATATAGACAACGAAGTTAGAACTTACTCCTGTAGCAGAATCCCAGTCTTCTACAACACCATTCAAAGAACGAGTACATTCAATAAACTGGTTCAGAGACTTCTCTTTATACTGAATAGTTTCAGCACCAGTTCCAGTACCTACTTTAAATGTACCATTTCTTTCTGGCCAACCGATTGTAGAGTCTACCGTGATGATACTTTCAGTGGTATTAAGAGGTTCTGCGAGTCTTGTTTTGTAAGGAACAATAAAAGTTCCTGTAATAGTTTCTTCGGAGAGAGCAAGTTCGTAAATAACATCTTCTGATGTTTGAATCGAAATGAAGTTCTCAATCAGAGCACTTGCTTGTTTGATATTAGGATCTGCAATATCTTCTTCTTGAAGAAGCAGACCATCTTTAATATTTACAGGATTACCACTTACCAGTGTTGCACGCAAAATGGTATCAATAGACCATGTTGCTGCAGAGGGTTTGGTGATTTGATCTTTAGGATAAGAAACGGTAACAGTCTCACCATAAAGAAGTTTAAACAGATATCCAATACTAAAAGATGTACCCTTTGCAGAGTAGAAGTCTTTAATAGTTTTGATAGAAGAACGAACATCAATTCTGCTGTAATCGAGTGAAGGAACGTCAGGCAAGAACTGTTCAGTATACTTGTCAAGGAGACGTTTTACAAAAACAGCGTCAAGACACTTGACTTGAGTGTTGACTGTTGCTTCCTTTGCAGTGGTGTTATTAGAGAAGATTACATTACCATCTTCAGTATAACCTGTAATACCACTTGCTGCTCTAGCACAACCCTTAAATGCTGCTTTACTATATCCAGCACCACCTTTGAGGACAGAGAATCCTGTAACTTCATTCAAACCAATCTCAGCAGATGCTTGTGCTTCGGGAGGAGCTTGAATAACAATCTTGGGAGGATTGCTCTGACTATATCCAGTACCAAAACTAGTAATATTAATATCTGTGATCGCACCATTAAACACAGATGCTACTGCGGTTGCACCAGAACCGCCAATGTATGCACCAATATCATTAACTCTATTATCAACGATATAAACAGAAGGAACATCAACATATCCACTTCCACCAGACAGAAGTTCGATAGCAATAACACGACCATCGGCATCAACTGTCGTTTCAAGGATTTGAGCACCAACAGGATCGATTACAGCAATCCTAGGAACATTTTCATATCCCTGACCAGCATTCAGAACTGTAATAGAAGTAACTTGACCATCGGTCAAAACTGCACGTAAAGATGCCTTGATACCATCAGTTCCAGTTGGTTCATCAATATAGATTTTAGGAGGTGTCGTATAACCTTGACCAGTAGCAGTTACAGTGACAGCGCCAGAAATAGAACCATTAACAATAGTAGGTGTTGCTAGTGTAGCGCCACCAGGTTGTTTGAAAATAATTCTAGGAGTAAATGTATATCCACTACCAGATGAATCAATATTAATCGCAGTGACTGAACCATTTGTTACAGTAGCACTCATTGTTGGTGCTAGAGCACCTGTTTTAGTAGGTGTCTCAAGGGTAACAGTGGGAGGATTCGTATCACTGTAACCAGAACCACCGTCCAGAAGAGATACCGATTTGATACCATTTACCAATGCTTTGACAGAAGCACTAGAACCTTCTTCGGAGTTGATTGTTACCTTTGGAGGATATTCAAATCTATAGTTTCCACCATTCTTATTAGCAGTTACGGCAGTAATAGATCCAGTGTCACTTACACGGGAATATCCAACTGCGCCACTACCAAAAGAGGGAATAGGTGCCTCAATAGAGAACAGAGACAAACTTCTACCATTAAGAGGTGCTACTTCAAAAATGAAGAGATCTTTATCGAGGTAAAAATCTACTTTTGGAACTAGCAGGCGATTATCATATACTGCAAGAACGTATTCGGCAACAATGGGGTCATATTTTTCACCGTTTCGAGTAAGTTTGAACTCTTTCTTACCATCACCAAAAGAAGAAGAAATATCATCGATTGCAACGATAGTATTTTCAACAAAACCGTTTTGATAGGTGATGCTTGTAGATGTAGTATCATCAGAAGGAAGTTTTGCTCTAGGAGCTGTAGTAAATACAATATTTGTACCACTAACAGTGTAATCAACACTAGGAACTAAACTGTTACCAAAAAGTTTAACAATCAGATGCTGATCAGAAGGAGGACCAATAGGATTGTCCTGAGAGATCAGAGGGAAGACTGTACGGACGCCATCAAAGTCATTTAAAGGATTTACAAGAGTAATCCACTTTAGTTTTACCTGATCATAGGTAATACCAGGACTCAGAGCAATGTTTGGAGCAGATACTGTATTTTCATAGAAAATGACCTCATCGCCAATCATGATTGACCCATTGTTGGTCAAAAATGAATCTACACTTTCTACAACAATAGTGTCTGTTTCAGCACTAATAGATTCTACAACTATAGTAGCACCATCGAGGATATCGACATTCAATCTGTCGATATCCAAATAGTCTAAAAAGTTATTGAGGATATTTTGACCAAGACCCGTTTTTTCCTGAGACTTGTAGTAGTACTCAATAAACTTGTTGAATAGGGGATATTCAGACTCAATAAACTTGGGGGTTTGATATGAGCTGACCTGAGAGACCTTGTTAATATCCATCTATTTTTAAAAACAACTGCTGGTAAGTGAACCGCTATTTTCGATTTCTGCAATCGTAATAGTTGTAGGAGTAGCGTTGAAAACGCTTGGCGTCAAACTATTTAGAGGGATTGTGGGGGGTGGTAAAGTACCGATTGGGGCAACTGTAACTTCTGGATTTACGATATTAATAATTGTTCCAGGAGTAGACGATGGAATAGTCGTACTGTTAGCAGGAATGAACACCACAGGGATCTGAAGATTTGCAGGAAGATTGTCTGCATTTGTTACCGAACCCGCACCTGTTACGGTATCTGTAACGGTAATATCTGCATCAGAAGCAGTATTTACACCTGCGCCAATAATATTAACAGGTCCGAAACATGCCTCGCCAGTATCATAGTTTACAGTTCCAGCAAAATTGTTGGTATAAACTTTTTTAGTTCCACTATTATAGAAAGTTCTCAAGTTGCCATATCCATCATCTTCAAAATATTGATCGATTCCAGGTCTATCTGCTGTTCTAAAAGACCCTGAAAGAATAACAGGTTCTTTCTTACAAGAAGTATCTGCAGCACCGTCCTGACCAGGAGCACTGTTGTAAAGAGGACTACCCGTAGATACGCAATAAGTGTTGGTCTGATTAGTATTGGGGTTGATATACTTCAGAAGAGTAGTTTGAACAGAAACGTCACTAATACAAGAATCTGAAAGAATAATGGATCTCTGGAAATCTTGTCCTTTGAACGTTGAGTTAAAATTGTTGATTTGAGTCTGACTTGCCCACTGGGTGATAGAGTTTTGAATATTCGTTTTAATATCGGATGCGTTAGAACCGCAACCAGTGTCGTACAAAGCAAAAATCTTATTATAGATGTAAAGATTGTCTGGATCGATGACTATGGGGTCAATCGATGCCATTGCATACTTTCTCAAATCAGCAGAAATCTCTTTTTTAGTAATATCGTTGAGATTTGTTCCTGTTTTTGTTTTGATAACGATATAAACCTTTCCATAAACAGGAGGATTCAAAGAGTCACCACCATATGCAACAACAGACTGTGCATTGGAATAGATGTCTCTTGTAATAAGAGCGTAATCTTGCGCTGTAACCGCCCTAGACTGTGCTGCATAGTATCTTGGAGCATTATACTTGATAGACTCAATAGTCTCTGCCCCAGTGCCTTGCTGAGACTGTTCTTTAACAGTGATAGCAAAAGCAGCAGAACTATAAGATATATCAAATATATCTACTGCTCTACCAATGAAGGAAAATACTTTGATGCCATTTGCTTCAGCACCAGAAGTTGTCAGATACTCAAAATTAATGATCTCGCCATCTTTTACTGCTCTACCAACGCTATCATCACCAAAAGTAACCTCATATCTCATGTCCTCACCTTCAGACAAGAAATATGACTTACTAGTTGCAGTTAAGTTCGTAATATTCCTGACTAAACTGTATAAATCGGAAGTTGTGGAAGATTCGTTTGCTTTTACTCGAACTGACAACGTGCTAGTGTCTACAGATTCAGAAGGAATAGTATATTTCTGTGTAGCAAACGTATTTACAGTATAGTTAAAGTTGATAATGGATCCTTCAAGGATTGTAACATTATCAAAAGTGGCAATACCTGTTGTGGTATTGGTTTCTACTGTAATATCATTCATGATATTCCAAATGTAGGTGCCACCAGTGCAAATAGCACCTTTTTTCAAAGTTACAGAACTAGGATACGAACCATTCGAGAGATTTGTCTGTAACTCGATTTTAATACATGCTTTCGAGGCAGAAATCGACCTAGGTGTATAGTTTAAAAGTTTTGCAATATTAACTACATTATCTCTAACTGTAGAAGAGGTCAAAAATACCTCATTCATAGACATATTAGCATTGAACGCCGTATAGTACGTATTGTATGCTAATGCATCGATCAAATATGAAAGAGCAGAACCTTCAAAGTCATAATCTGAGAACTCATTCCTTGTTCTTAGATAAGACTTGATAGAAGATTTGATATCTTCAAAATCTAAAGCTGTTAAGTTATTTGGTTGCATTATTCAGGTCTCTGTAAAACAAAATCGATTGTTTCAACAACTGGTAACCCTACAATTCTATACTCAATAGTAATACTCAACTTGTTGCCCTGTTCAATAGGAACAACCGCTACATCTGTAAGTTCTACCCTAGGTTCATACTGATTAATTGTATTTATTACCTCATCCTTGACGGCATCTGCGGTGAAAGCATCTAGAGGTTCAAATAATAGATTGAATACTCTAGAACCAACATTTGGTTGGAAGTGCTTTTCACCAGGAGTGGTCAAGACAAGATTCTTGATTGATTGCTTGATAGCATTATCATTTTTCACTGTAGATACATCATCAGTGAAAACATTTTTCTTCATGGAAATCAGGAGGTCGTCGAATCTACGCGACCTCCTAAGTTCACTACTGCCAATCTCCTTTAGCGCCATCTATTAGATGCGATTATCACATCTATTTAGGACTTACCTTGACCGCGATAACGCTTACGAGCAGCGTTACGAGAAGATGCAGCATATTTCGTATGCTGTCCACAACCCTGACGAGTTTTTTTCGGCTTCGATTCGATCATCTTGCCGCCACTAATAGATTTTGAACGTACTGCCATTAGATTCCTATTAAAACGTTTGGTGATGCGCCAGTAATAACCGATTGACAAGGAAATGTTGGTGTACCATTACCAAGTGGATCTCCCATTCTGCCAGCAAGACTTCCTTGGAAGAAAACAGTCTTGGTGGTTGCAAAACATTTGCGAATGTGACCTGCTGGTGACTCTCGTCCACCAACATTTCCAATACCAGCATACGCATGACACCACCACGCATTAGTGGGAGCAACAATCGTACACTTGCCCACAGTTCTAGTTGCCAAATAGACACTTACTGTAGGATGCAATGCCAATAGGTCATTATTGACTATAGGTATTATACCATTAATAATCACTGTTGCACAGAGGGGAACAGTAAATGGTAGTTGTGGAGCAGGTAACCAGTGTCCCATGACAGGATGAGCAGAAGTCATAGGTAAAGCTGTGATAGTAGGTAGGTTACCAGGACTACAAGGCGTTACAGGACCTCCACCAGGTCCAGGATGCCACGATCCACCTGTCCCTGCCCCATGTCCGCTACAAGTGCCTTGAAATAGTGCTGCAAATTGTGGTCCGCCTGCCATTTGTTATACGTCGTTAAAGAAAGGATTACCGTATGCATCGACTGCAGAAGCAATCGTATTTGTAGATGCAGTTAAATCGTTTTGAATGATTAACTTACCACTCGCTGACCAATCCCTACATCCGCCTCCTAGAGGACCTACAAGGGGAGTGAAAGTGGTGGTAGTGGTAGAACCATCTTCTTCATCAGTCGTAGTTCCTCCTACCTCACTTATAGGGGCACAAGGAACGTGATCACAACCTTTCTGTGCTACCTCGCAACTCAGAGTAATATTCAATGTAATATCACGACTTGGATCGGGACGATACTGTCGTATGATATATTTAGTGTATGTAGATGCGGATGGCAGTTCAGAAAAAGGACCTTGAACCGTCTCAATAAGCGATTCTCTGTAAACTGCTTGTTCTGGAATCACTTTTTGTGTCATTACTCCAGCAAAATTATCGATTTGAACTTTATCCAACTCATTCGCATCAATAATAACCTGTTTATCCAAATCTGGTAACGCAATCGAGTTCACTTGAGCAGTAATATCATACTTTTTCGAGTTAAATTCCTTCCATTCGTCCGTTTTTTCCTCAGAAAACATTCTTTGAGGTAAAACTTCTGCTCTATAACGATTATTGTCAAGTTTAACACGCAAAGATGGGTCTACAGCACCGTGTGTTCGGATTTCTGAAGGATTAAATGCCGCAGTAATCTCGTCTTGAGTTGCTTTTGGTAGTTTTATTGCACCTTCTGCCAAAGTTTTGTTCAAATCAGTCGCAACTTGAGGTTGATATGCGGGATCACTCTCTTTTATCACCCTATCTTGGTGTACATTTTTGATATACAACTTTGGAGTGGTCCTAACAATCTGATCTTCGTCTAAACCTGATGTTTCTTGCTGGAATGCAGCAGTATCATTCCTATTTGCTTGGATATATGGAAGATATCCAGAACCAGGATTCAAGATTTTCACGGCAGTAAGTACACCATTTGTGAACGTTGGTTCAAATTCTGCCTGATGAGGTGGTTCTGATCCAAACTCTTGTGGACGTTGGTCTGCAACAACCGCAAGTATTGGATCTTTTTTAAGAGTATCCCAACCAGATCCGCCATCATTAATGCTAACTGAGGTAACTTGTCCCGTTGATTCATTAATAGTCACATCAACATCAGGTTGACGCAGTGTATTAAACACATCTGGCGCAGTTTGATCAAGGTCTGCAGTGCAAAACTGAATAGATTTATCTATGAACTCGTAATTTCCTACTAATATTGCGCGATCAACAATACCTTTTCCTGCTTTTACAGTAATAGTATGACCACTATTGGACGTATATTGCGTATCTTTGGTAAAAACATTACCACTCCCGTTCAAATACACTACATGAAACGGGAAGTTATCTAGATCTGTGTGGAAAACGCGGGTAACGGCATGTCCATTGATCGTATCACCCTTCTGAATGACACCTAGATTACTACCACCAGCAACACTTTCCAGATCACCAACAGTTTTGATCTTCAAGTTCATAGTCAAGTTGACTACACTCTGGTCAGGTTTTGTATATGCATAGGTTAAAGGGAATACTGTACCTACAGAATACCCCTGACCAGCACTCATTACCTCTGTAATCGTCCATCTGATACCAGAGTACGTTGGTCCAGGTTCTGCATCAACGTCTGCTATAGACCTAATAGCAATCTTTAGACGTAATCCTAGTTGATTACCACTATCTAACTCAAAGACCTGAAAGTCATTTAACTGATTCTGACCAGTAACAAATGGATTCTGAGGTGAATCATAGTCAGTACCTACTAGATCACCTTCATTCCATGCATCTTGATATGTTACACCATCATAAGAAAACTCAAAGTCTAAACATGCATTCGTTGTAGTTGAACTTCTATTATCATACGAGAATGCAATCTTGTTAGTGTCAGTACCAATCGCAAATAATGTGGGATGCGGCGCGTCGGGGTCACCAGTTAGATTTTCTACACCACTATAAGAAATTGTGGTCTTCGCGGCAGCACAACTAAAAGAAGTACATGGTTTACATATCATATCTCCTTCAGTTGTGGTCGTCCCTGGGATAGGATCTCCAGTAATAGGATCATCACCTGGTGATGCTGTAGTGGTTGATTGGTTCCTCTGTTGTAGATAATAACATGCAATACCTACATGACCTGCATTATCGCTTGTATCGTACAAATATGCAAAATACCTATCACTAAACCCTAAGTCAAATGATAACTCTGTAGGAACATAATCAAATACTAATCGATCAAAAGATAAACAAGGTGCTACCTTAAATGCTTTACCGCATTGTCCACCATCATTAGGGAATGTACCGCTAACTGGATCAGCAGATATTTCCACACTCGGGTACATGACTGCAATGCCATCCCTTTTCTCAATCTGATAACTACCACTACTACGAATAGGTGATAGTGGATACTCAGTAAAATCTACATCAACTTTGCGATCTGCTACATCTGGTACATACCTACCACAATGATTCACCTGCTCACAGAACCCATCGCCATTTGTAAAACTACCCTTGCACCCCACTCTCTAATGCCTCCAGTCGTTTGTAGATTTAATCGTAGTTTTGCTTCATATTTAGATACTCCTCTACACCCTTCGGTTTGTACATAATCTTATCTGGTGTAGGTAACTCACTAACATACTTCTCAATCTCACTTATCCTCTCCGCAATCTGTACTAAACACATGTTAATCGCTTCATGTGCTTCTGTATTATCTTGCCATGCATCAATCTTTTCACTCATCCTTTGCTTTCCTCAAAGTAAATGCTGTACTATCCTCTGTAATCTCATACTCTAAATCTGTACCAATATCCCATCCCAACTCTTCACATACTTCATAAGGTATTGTCAATATTAAATCACCAAAATCATCCTCTTCTAACCTTGTTGTGAATCTATGGGACATAACTCTACATACGATTAATTACCTGAGGGTTGTCTGACGGATGTTCTTCTTTCCACTCAACCCATAGTGTATATAGATACTCACTAACTTGAGATGCATAAGCACTCGTGTAATAATCTGCACACTCATACATACGAGGGTCTAGAAACCTCTCATATCGTATCAACTGCTCTAATGCCCATACACGTGTCTCCTGTCTCTCTACGCGGGTCTTAGGGTCCATTTTTTACCTCAGATTTTTTTTTAGATAGACGTTAAAGTATTATCGAATAATATCTCAAGCGCCTGGGAACCTTTGTAGGTTAGGGTAGTGGCTTTTTTTATATTTAAGGGGGCCCAATTTAACTGCCAAAGTAACACTTAGCACTGTCTCAGTAGGTGTTACATAGAGACCCCCAATAACCTCTCACATATTATACCTTACTCTCTACATATATGTCAATACATTCCCAAGACCATTTGATAGATTTGATATAATCGAAGGGCGAAGATCTCGGAGTATTTGGGTATGCATCTCCCATGTCATTCCGAACTCCATCGATATACCTTTCTAGGTCATAGATGCTGTTGAAAGTTCCTCTGAGATTGTTTGAATCATCGTAGATAAGATACTGCATAAGTCTTAAAGATACTAGGATCGTTTCTGAACCCTTACATGGTTATTGTACCAGATAAGTGTTAGTTTGTCAAGTGCCTCTGTATGACACTGTAAGGCGAATGATTAGCAATGGTGATGATAGTATCCTCCGAGTGATTTAGAGGGGTTGACAGTCGTTAGAGAACGTGCTAAGAGTACAACAACTGGAGACATTTAGAGAGGAATAAAACACACATAATAGTTTATTTTAAGTTTTCCACAAGTTCCGCATTATCTGTGGAAAACTATAAAGAACTAGTAATAGGGTTAGGGTATACATCTTTCCAATAATCTGGGAAGACGAGTAGATTAACTTGTCTAGTGTTACGTCTACAAGAAATGCCATCTTCTACTGGGTTGCAATACTCTTTGATGCAAATGGTTATGTAATGTTCAGAGATGAAATTAACGTATCCAGAGTGTTCACGAAAGGAGACAGATTGACCATGAGTGAATGTATGCATACCTGTGGAAAAGTGTTGAGTTAGATGTTATTTGTAGGAGTTACACATTTCATCGTAGGATGAACCGATAGGGATTTGTTTGCAGAAACGTTGTAACTTTGAGTCTTGAAGATTAGAGACAGTGTTGATAGCATTAACTCCGATTGTAGTACCGATGATGATAACGAGAGAGGCAAGGAATAGTCTCATTAGTTGTTAGTTAGGAGATGGGGGTAATACTCTTCAACTTCTTCGATTAGTTCAGTGATAGTGAACTTATCAAGGTTTTCATCCATCAAATCAAACAACAATGCCTGCATATCTTTAGGGTCCATGCCATCGATGATTTCGTTAATGTAGGCATCTTGAAGTTCATCACGGTCGATGATGTTGTCAGGAGTTTCAGTCATTTGTTTTGATGATTGCGAGTTTGCCGTTGTCAATGATTTTGATGAACTTAGGTCGTTCGTTGTTAGGAATAGTAGCGAACTTAGTGTAACTAATCCGCCGAACGATTGCAGGTGCTTGCATTAGAAACTGAAGCGGATTTCGTTGTTATCAGGGCGGACAAACTCAGCAGCGTCGTTGAGTCTATCAGCAGTGAAGTTGCGAGCGTCGTTGTTAGTCCAGAGCAGAGCACCGATAACAACTAAGAGGAGAACTTTCACTTGATTAGCGTAGAAGTTTGCAGAACGAGTTTTAGTTAGTGCTTTCATCATTGATCAAGCGAAGATATAACCGTTGACAAACTCTTCCTCATTGAAGACTTTACCAGTGATGGAAGATTGACCGACCAACTTGTGAACAAACCACTTAAAGTTGCGTTGGAAAACACCTTCGCCAGCGATGCAAAACTCATCGCAAAGTGCATTGAGGCGAGACTTTGTGGTGGCAGACTGCCAACCACCATCAAAGATTGTCATGCTAGTGTCATCAATCTCAGCAATTTTGTTGCCGTGAAGACGAACAATAGAGACACCAGTTTCAGAATCAAAGTGAACAGAAGTGTTACCAGATTGCCAGTCAGAGTTAGACTGAACAGCGGCACACATTTGCTTTTCGATCTTACGCATGAGAGGCGATTTGAGAGGGTTAAGAGTGTTCGGGGTGTCGTTCCCCCCCGATGCAACTAATATAGGGCATTTCGGGGGTCTGTGCGGGTTTGGTGGACACTTTGACCAACTGGCACACCCCCGAGGTCATTTGAGTCTAAAGAACCAGAGAATGATTAGGGCACCAAGTATAACTGTTGTCATCGATTACATCCCGTTGATGAAGTCAGCGAGTGCCTCTTTGTACTCTTCTTCAGTGTTAAAA